ATTATCAATGCTGCAACCGGTGCAACACTGAAAGCAGCAACTGATTTGCGTGAAGAACACTTTGAATGGTTGCTGAATGATTTTGAAACATTTACCCGCCACAAAGGTCTTGAGCGAGCAATCTTAGAATCAGCTGACCTGTTGGAAAAAGGCGAGTATGGTCCAGTAGAAGAAAAGATCAAACAAGCAGTACAAGTGGGTTTACAACGTGACATGGGCACAGATTATTTTGCTGATCCCAGAGCACGTCTTATGAGGATCAAGGATAAAAATGGACAAATATCTACAGGCTGGAAAAGCATTGATGACAAGTTGTATGGAGGATTTAATCGCGGTGAGCTTAATATCTGGGCTGGCGGCAGTGGTGCTGGTAAGAGCTTGTTTTTGGCTAATCTTGGCGTTAACTATGCCCTTGCTGGTCACAATGTATTGTATCTCACACTGGAGTTGAGTGAAGAATTGGTTAGCTTGCGTGTGGATGCAATGGTAACAGGAATACCCACAAGAGAGATTTTCAAGAACATTGATGATGTTGAGATGAAAGTCAAAATGATTGGCAAGAAGAGCGGCCAGTTCCAAGTCAAGTACATGCCGTCAGGCAAGACAGCAAACGATATTCGTGCTTACATGAAAGAGTATGAAATCAAAATGGGACGTAAAATTGATGTGTTGTTGGTGGACTACATGGACTTGTTATTGCCTTTGAGCAAACGTATCTCAGCTGAAAACTTGTTTGTGAAAGACAAGTATGTGAGTGAAGAATTGCGTAACCTGGCAGTGGAAAAGAACTGTGTGTTTGTTACGGCGGCACAGTTGAATCGAGGTGCTGTGGAAGAAGTGGAGTTTGATCACAGTCATATTAGTGGTGGACTAAGTAAGATTCAGACAGCTGATAATGTGTTTGGTATCTTTACCAGCAGGGCCATGCGTGAGCGTGGTCGTTATCAAATCCAGCTGATGAAAACTCGTAGTTCAAGCGGTGTTGGCATGAAGATTGATTTGGATTTTAATGTGGACACACTACGCATTAGTGATCTAGCAGAGGAAGATGGCTATGGAAATCACAACAGTCAAAGTGCAGGATCAACTTTACTAAACAGTATCAAACAACGCCAAACTGTGACAAGTGATGCAAACACTGGACAAGTACGTGCCACACCAGTAGAAGGATTTGATTTGGCAAAACCCAAGATCAAAGCTGAAGTTGCCAGCAGCAAACTTAGAGAACTTTTGAATAACTTGCCAAGCGACGACTTGTAATCTTTGTGTAATGCTGTTTTTTTAACAATGAGATAAGTACACATATAATAACTACCAGGACATCATGGAACTTTACCGCATACGAGATATTAACGACCCGTTAACTCAGTTGATGAAGGACGATCCGGTTCGTCCTCACATACCCCTTGAACAACGTATTTCCAATAATAGTGAAATACTAATACTACGCCGGGGTGATGAAGTACTGGCGGCCACTTGTATGCAATGGCTAACAGAAGTGCCTGAAACGGAAGAAGATTTGATCAGCATGGGTAAAGAACACAATGTGGCTGTGTTCTATACCATTTGGAGTTACAGTCCAGGAGCAGGCGCAAGTTTGTTACAACAAGCAGCCAACTGGCTCAAAGAGGAGTTTGCAACACTGACAGGTATAGTTACCCTGAGTCCGCAGACTCCAATGGCCGAACGTTTTCATTTGAAAAATGGCGCCAAAATTCGTAAAACTAACAAAGACACTGTTAACTACGAATACTACTTTAAAGAATAATCAAGCACCAAAGTTGCTGTTGGGTGCAAAGCTCATGGGGTTTTGTGCATCGCCGCCCAACGGGTCAGATTGTCCAAGCCAATCCACTTTGCCTGGCTTTGTTTTGGAAGGCATGGGTGCAATGTTTGGCCTCTTCTTGGCATCGGCAACCTTGTACATGCTGCACCAACGGAAACGTTTGATGCCTTTCTTTTGCGCTTGAGCAATTGCAGCACTTTTACTGGCTGCTTTGATTTCCGGTAAATCTCCGCCAGCAGCGGGCGCTGGTGCTGGGTTTGGTGGACGAAGTTCATTTAGGCCAGCAATCTTTCTCCAACGATTCAATTCTTCATTTTCTAACATAGTTTGCTGGTAATGAATACTTTCCGCACCCATGCCTCCTGCTGCTGCTAAAGACAACGCATCAGCTTGTGACTGAGAAATATTTGGCATATCACCGCCTTTGCCACCTGTTATGCCAGGAACATATGGAGCAATTGGAATGCCTACTGGCTTATCTTGTTTAGGCATGGGCGCAATATTTGGAACATCAATGATCTGGCACCATTCAAAGTCACTACATCCGCCCTGTTTGGCCGCAGCATAGGCCTTGTTGAAAGAAGGCATAAGTCTAAGTTTAGCTTTAAGTTCAGGACCGCATGGCTCAGTGGGTTTAACGGGCTCTGGGTCAGGAGTGGGCATGGGAGCAATTTCATCTGGCTTGACTGGAGCAGGCGCAGGTTCTGGACTAGGTGTAGGTGCGGGCGTTGGCTCTGGTGCTGGGCTCGGAGCAGGAGTGGGTGCCGGAGCATCTGCCGGACCGTATTTGACATTCCAAATATCACCAAAGCGATTACGCACCACAGTACCATCACCGCTAGTAGCAGCACTGAGAATCTTCTGTCCGTTACGTGGATCTACATCACCTATCTTTAATGGCGGCTCATTGTGTTGAACATCCAAGTCTTCCCCACGTTCGTTGATTGCTACCAGTCGATCGCTTAGTTCGCGTATTTGTTGTGCCAAGTTAGTCATTATTGATCCTCTATGGTTTATTTATCACACTAAATAAACAATGCGTATAAATGAAATTTTAAAAGAGTCAGCTGATGTGCTGTATCATAAGACCACTACACAAGGGTTAAATGGCATGGTTCACAGTGGCAAGTTGGATGTGAGTAGTGCTGGCAATGTTGATCCGGATTTTGACTACAATGACTATGGCCATGTGAGTTTGACAAGAAATCCAGACTGGTGGCATTTTAATGATCTTGCCAACGCTGTGATGATCACAGTTGATGCTGGCGCAGTGAGAAAACTGGCTGATGTACAAAGTTATGCTTGGCAAAGTAACTTACAGGGTCACACAGGTGGACCAGCACGTGATGAACAAGAAGAACGAGTTGCACAAGCAATTCCTTTTACCAATCAATACATCAAACGGGTAAACATTACGGATTACCCCGAAGAAATTGAACCCTCAGTATTGAAACGATTAACGGCATTGCATATACCATTCCGATTAAAAATCACTGAAAACTACATATCCAACACACACCAGGGTGCTGGCTCTGAACGAAGCCAAGATCAACGAATCATGGAAAAACCCCGCACTCGCAAGCACACACGCAAACTCAAGGACAACATTGGCTACAGCATAGGTGACGGCCTTGCAACGGGTTCTTGGGCCAATTCTGGTGCTAGGTTCAAGCAGATGTGATTCGCGGAGCGGAAAGCAGATTTTTCGGCGAAGCCCAGCGGAAAAATTTTCCAACCCTGATTAAACTGCTAGTATTATTCAATGGCCAAAGCTGATGTAAATACACAATGATCACATGAGCAAAAGCCATGATAGTCCACATGGCAGTCATTTCCCAATTGCTCATGCCGCATATGTTACCAGTGTGAAAGACGCTGTGAACCGCACCCCGCAAGCATGATGGGTAGGGGAGCAAGACTGAAAAATTGATTGATGAATCTACGCATAGTAGTGTATTTACCGTGATTATTTGCGTTCTTTATTAATGAGATCAAACAGTGTGCGAACCTTTTCTTCCAACACTGCTATGCGGTTATCAGCTTTGGCCAGTACTACTACAAGTGCAATGAACGCTACAAACACTGGCCATAGCTTCATGATATTGTCAATGAGATCCATATTCACCCCCCTGGTGTTAGTCAGATATTTAATACAAAACAGCCAAAATGGGTCCACAGTGAGTGAAAAAAATAGTGCGCAAAAAAAATTCAACCTGGGATTCTGTTTTCCATGATTGTTTTGTATATACCCAAATGGGTCCTGTGCTGGAAAATTTCTGCCCGCGTAAAAAATTATAGAACATTACTTACAGATTTAGAGGGGTGATTTTACTTCGGTACCCATGCGCTACTAGCTGTTTAGTATTAGTTTTGTAAATGCATGTCCCCCACCCCCTGGCAAAATCTTTTTTCTTTTTGCATGCCCCATTGATATCAAAAAGAAAAAAAATCCCCAGAAAGAAATTAATCAGTCTGGGGATACAAAAGGCGTTGCCGGGAGCGAATCGGACTTACAACACCTTTTTGGGGACACACTTGCCGGGAGCGAATCGTTGGGCATGTCCTGTACAGCCCACAGCTCTGCGGCTGCTCGCTGTACTGTATACACGTATAGCCTAGCGGCTGTTACGCATACACGTTACCTCTGCTACAGCTTTCCACTTGTCCGGGAAGCCATGCTTCAAGTCTGCTACCTTAAGGACTGTACGCAGGCTCAGCTCACGCAAGCGTGGCACATTGGCTTTCACAAAGTCCACCACTTCCATTGCTTGGTAGGGTTCAAACTCATACTTGTCCAGCATGCCGCACTCGTTAACCACCTGCTCAATGCGTAGGATCTTCTCACGCTCTGTATCAATAGTCAAGTCCAAGTAGTGGCAGCGTGACTCTAACGCTTCCAAGTGGTCACGAAGCTTCTTACTCTTAACGTGATCGAACTTAATATTAGTAATAAAGATAGCACCGCCCTTGAACTCAAATGAGTCTGGCACGCCTTCACGACGCAACAGGTGACTGTCAGTGTTCCAATGGATCATACGCTTGGAACTTGTATCCAATGCGGCTTTGAGAATGTTCAATGACAAGTCATCCAACAGCACTGAGTCACAGTCATCAAACACTAGAATGTTCTTGGCATCCTTGTAGTGATACAGCTTTGAGTAGAGTCCCAGGGCACTCATAGCACCTTTCACCACTTCATACTTCTTCAGCTTCTGATCGTTAGCCACATCAGCAAACACATCATGCTTTGACAGTACTTTCTCAACACCATGACTTTTGCCCACACCCGGAGGGCCAGTCACAATCATAGCACGGACCTTGCCCGATTTCACTGCACGAGTCATGTCGTCCAGGATCTCAAAACGATCACGCAAGCGATCCATAATCTCTGCATCAGTTTCTTTGCTGAGGTCTTTCTTTACTGCTTCTACTTCCAAGGTCTTGCTTGTGACTTCGCTTTGCAAGGCCATCAACATCTTTGATGTAACAACTTTCGCCATCTATCGCTCCTTTGTGTTAATTAATATTTACATTATAACAGACCCTCCCGGGCCTGTCATGTGGTTTGGTTAATCTAAACGACTGCAACCGTAGGCCCGCAAGCCCAGAGTCTGCAGGTAAGTAGCGTAGGCCTGCGCACCCGCTTCTTTGACTGAGATGCTCTGTGTAGGCACGCCAGCTGGATCCCACATGCTGAGGCATTTGGGTTTATAGTCCTTGCGGAAGCCTGCGGCAATCAGCTCTTTGGCCTGCTTTGAGTTGGTACGATCCACGTACACCTCTACCCAACCAAAGCCGCAAGCATCGCGCTCGCCAATGCGTTGGTACATGGCTTGTCCTGCGTTCTCTGCAAGTACTTTGCCGCTACGGATCTGTTCTGCTGTTACCATAATGTTTCGCTCCTGTGTGTTGTTTAAGTAGTAATTATAACAGCTTTAGACCCAGCTGTCAACCAATTAACGGTAGTAATCAGTTGAGCTGTTAACACGGATAGCCAGCACGCCAGCACCCATGGTCATTAGTCCTACAATGCTTACAAACAGACCTTGCAACAGGCCCACTGAGTCCATACTGCCCTCAATGCCGCCTACGCCCAGCAGGGTTAATACTAGTCCTGTAATAACTAGAAACATCGCTGTGGAATCTTTCATTGTTCGCTCCAATGTGTTGTTGATGTTGTAATTATAACGTCTTAAGCCAGTTCAGTCAACCGGATTACAAAGCCCGAATAGTCTTTTTT